AAGCTGAAACAGTGGTAGACTTTGACGACCTTCTAACGGTGGATATTTAATGGGCTGGATCAGTAACTTCTTTGGGCGTGGCGGCGATACTATCACCAACGGCACGCAAAGCCCGCTACCAAATAAAGCCACTGAGGTTAAAGACTTCGACACAGCCATGACGCAAAGCGCATTCTGGGCTTGTGTTCGTTTGCTTACTGAAACCGTTTCAGCTATGCCACTTGTTTGTTATGAGCGCGACATTGAGACAGGCGTGAAACGTGCCACGGCCAATAACGACCTATGGCGTTTGCTCAACTATCAACCTAACCGATACCAAACACGAACCGAATTCTTTGAGAGCATGATGCTTAATCTTACTGTGTGGGGCAATGCCTACATGGTTATTGAGCGCACACGCGGCGGTGTTGGTCGTATTATCTCGATTCAAGTATACCCATCTGCCCAAATGGAGACGGAATTACTGCGAGATGGCTCAGTTATTTACAAATACACCACACCAGACGGCAATATTAATGTGTTTTCAGAGCAATCTGTATGGCATGTTCGCCTATTTGGCAATGGTATTGTGGGCCTTTCACCGCTTGGTTACGCTGGAAATGCACTAGGACTAAGCAAAAATTTAGGCGATAGACAGAATAAACTAGCATCAAATGGCGGCAAAACTAACGGAATACTGACAATTGACAAGGCATTAAAGCCAGAACAGAAAGAAGCAATCCGCAAAAGCTTCAAGGGATTGCAAGAAGGCAATAACGATCAGCTTTTCGTACTCGAAGCTGGGTTCAACTACCAGCAAGCAAGTCTGTCGCCAACTGATCAGCAGCTTTTAGAAAGCCGCAAATTCAGTATTGAAGACATCGCGCGTTTCATGGGTGTTCCGTCTGTTCTAATCAACGACACAGCAGCCTCCACAACGTGGGGAAGCGGTATTGAACAAATCAACCAAGGCTTCTATAAGCTAAACCTTAAGCCGTACCTAGAGCGAATTGAGTCAAGCATTAAGCGCCACTTGATGGATCGTAAAGACTGGGAAACGGTAGACATCGAATTTAATTTTGACTCACTGCTACGCGCAGACAAGACAACCCGACTAGATGCGCAGAGTAAAGCTGTAAATGCTGGTATAATGACACCTAACGAAGCCCGCGCAGAAGAAGGTCTAAAGCCTGAGCAGGGCGGCGACAAGATTTACCTGAACGGATCATTAGTGCCAGCAGGTACACAACCAAAACAAACACAGGCAATTAATAATGGAACATAAGCAACTCGACCTCGCTCAATGTGAGGTAAAAATGGGCGCGGAAGGCACGCTGAAGTTTAGCGGCTATGCTTCTGTATTTAATGGCTTGGATTCGTACGGTGATTCAATTATGCCAGGCGCTTACAAGGCCACAATCACAGACCGTGACCGCCCAATCCAGTTGCGCTGGAACCACTCTGGCCCTGTTATCGGTAAATTTACCGAGATTTACGAAGATGAAAAAGGTCTTTTTGTATCAGGCGAGCTAACGAAAGGCCACTCTGTGGCAGAAGATACCGCCGCATTACTTCGCCATGGGGCTATTAGTGGCCTATCTATCGGCTATGCAGTTAAGGATTCAGAACAGAATGGTGTTGTGCGCGTGCTGAAAGACATTGAACTATTTGAAATCTCTGTTGTAGAGACACCAGCAGACAACAACGCACACATTGAAAGCGTTAAAAGCGCTAAAAAATTGAGCGACGTAGAAAAGTTTCTACGCTCTAAAGGACTTTCTCAGTCTGAAGCTACGGCGACCGTGGCAGCAGTCAAAAACATTCACGGAGAGCGTGAAGAAGATGAAAGCAAGGCAGTACTTGAACTATTAAAATCATTCAAAATATAGGTGACTAACCATGTTAGAAGAAGTTAAAAACGCTCTCTCTGAGATGCAAAAAAACGTAGAGTTAAAAATGGAAGCAGTCGAACAGGCTGTTGAAAAGAAAGGCACAGAGGCAGACGCTGAATACAAAGCTAAAATCGGCGAGCTAGACACTGCCATTAAATCTCTAAACGATGAAATCGTGGCAATTGCACAGAAACAGTCTGTTGCGCCTGAGATTATCGAGAAGAAAACCTTTGGCCAAGAAGTTCTAGGTTCTGAGGGTATTAAATCGTTCATCGCTGGCGAAACTAATCGCGGTCGTACAGAGATTAAAAACACTATCGTGAACAGCGGTAATGATACATCTCGCCACGAGCAGCTACCTGGTGCCGTTGCTGGTGCTTTCCGTCAGCTAAGCGTAATGCCTACAGTAATGCAAGGCTCAGCGTCTAGTAACATCATTTACTACTCAAAAGAATTGTTATGGACTAACAACGCCGCCGCTACTGCGGAAGGTGCTGCCAAGCCTGAGTCAGTTCTTACTTTTGAAGAAGTAAACGTAGCTGTTAAGACGATCCCTACTTACTTGCGCGTTTCTAAGCAAGCATTAGATGATTCGACTTTTCTTGCTTCTTACATTGAGCGTCGTCTACGCCATGGTGTTAATAACGCTGTTGAAGACTACGTGATCAACGACGCAACTGATGGCTGGTTGGCTGCTGCAAACAGCACTGCTACAGACCCTGTGGGAACCGTAGATGTGTTCGGCCTAGCCAACAAAATGAAAATGGAAGTTATCGGCGCTGATTACGAGCCATCTTACTTCTACATGAACCCTGCTGACTGGGGCACTGCTGAAACTGAGCGTCGCGCTTCTGGCGATAACGCTTTTGTTGCGGCTTCTGGTGCTGTTAGCTACGTTAACAACGGCTTAACTCCATTACTATGGGGCTTGCCTGTTGTTCTTTCTAACAACATCCCTGCTGGCACTATGGTTTGTAAGTCTGCTGACGCTGACATGTACGCAAACCGTGAAAGCACTGTAGTAGAGATGTTCGAGCAAGACGGTGATAACGTGACCAAAAACCTTATTACTGTTCGCGCTGAAACTCGTGGCGCAAACTTGGTGTTCACTCCTGCGGCCATCCGTACTGGTGACATCGACTCAATTACTTCTCCAGCGTAATTAATAGCGGGGCGGCTTACATAGCGCCCCTTTATTTAAGGACTGATTATGTACATAGCAACAAAAGACTTTAAATCGTACAAGCTTGGCCCTAAAAAGAAAGGCGAAGCGGTAGAATTTAACCAGTTTTGGCTAGATTCTGGTCTAATTGCAGAAGGCAAGCCAGAACCAAAAACGAAAATTGAAACAAAACCAGAACCAAAGAAAAAGAAAGAGACTAAATGAAAACAGTTATAGTCACGCCTCCAATTACAGAGCCGGTTTCATTAAGTGAAGCCAAGGCGCAACTGCGCATTGAAGATGCGTTTACATTGGATGACGACTATATCAGCGCTTTAATTAGCGCAGCACGTGACCGATGCGAGAGTTATTGCAACCAGTTTTTTACACAGCAATCCCTTGAGATTATTTTTGAAACAAAAGCAGAGGGCACAGTGGACTTGCCATACCCTGGATTGATAGTAAATAATATTATTTATGTCAATCAGGATAATATACCAACTATAATTGACCCATCTGATTATGTTTATAGCTCTATTGGGCAAAAACTTGAGTTTTTAAACAGTTTTGATTCAAAAGGCTGGCTTATGCAGGTAAATACAACTGCTCCAGCTTCCATCTATGGCGTGCAAATGGCTATCAAGATGATTGTAACCGACTTATACGAGCTTAGAACGGAAACGGCTGTTGGTGTATCGCTATCTGATAACCCCGCTGTGAAGGCGCTTCTGTATCCTTACAGATTGAGTTTAGGCGTATGACGTACCGCACTGGCGAGCTAGATCAGCGCATCACGTTTCAAGAGCGCGTCAATACACCTGATGGAATGGGTGGAAGCAGCTTTGAATGGGTTGATATAACCGCGCTTTCGTCTGTATGGGCGCACGCTAGAGTTAAAAGCGGCCGTGAAGTCACTGAATTTGACCGCGTTAATGCAGAGGCTAGTTATTTGTTTGTTGTTCGCAACCGTCCAGATATTAAGGCCGATTATCGTATTGTATGGGATGGCGAAGTATTCAATATTAGGCACCCAGCAAAGCCGAAG